CTATAGTATCTGGTTATGCCTGCCCGCCTCGTGGTAAGCGTCATGACTATTTTACTTCTGCATTGCCCTGGACACAGAAAGGACCTGGCGTTTCAATCGGTCTTGCTGGTACCGCTTCCATAGTCGACCCTTCACCTATGACTGGTTATCTGCTCCACAGCGATAGTAATCAGCTTGCCGCTGTTTCCGCTTATGGCGGCGACGCCTCTAGTCATGGTGGAAGGAGAGGAGCCTTAGGCCAAGGATCTATAACCTTCAATCGAGGGTCAGACTCTGACTGGAGTAATGTAGGTGGCTTCGCTGGCAACACTTCTGGTAATATTACTATGTCTGCTCAAGCCGCTTCTACTTACCTTGGCAATGATTCTTATGTTGATTTAGACACTTCAAGTATTTTCACAATCAATAGTCTTCGTACCGCTTTTCAGATGCAGAAGTTCTATGAGCGCCTTGCTCGTGGTGGTAGTCGTTACACAGAAGTGCTCCGCTCTTTCTTTGGTGTGGTTTCTCCTGACGCCCGTCTTCAACGTCCTGAATTTCTCGGGTCCTTCACCAAAATGGTAAACGTCAATCCAATAGCGCAGACTTCCGCAACTGACAATACTTCTCCTCAAGGCAATCTCTCTGCTTATGGTGTTACCGCGGCTAAATTCCATGGTTTTACCAAATCTTTCGTTGAGCATGGCTATATTATAGGCTTCGTATGCGCCCGTGCCGACCTTACTTACCAGCAAGGCATTAATAAGATGTGGCTTCGTTCTACGGTTTACGACTTCTATTGGCCTACATTCGCCCATCTTGGTGAACAGGCTATTGAACTTCGCGAGATCTATGCCCAGGGCACTCAAGCTGATACTACTGTCTTCGGTTATCAAGAACGTTATGCCGAATATCGTTATAAACCTTCTCAGATTACGGGTAAATTCCGTAGCTCTGTAACCGGTGGTAACCTTGATGTATGGCACCTTTCGCAGTTCTTCAGCAATGTTCCTACTCTTAATGAGGAATTTATTACGGAAAATCCGCCTATTGAGCGTATTATCGCTGTTCCCAGTGAGCCTGAGTTCTTGCTCGATGTAGGCTTCCGTTATACTACTGTGCGTCCTATGCCTATGTTCGGTACGCCCGGCCTCGTTGACCACTTTTAGAAGGAGTTGGTTTTATTATGTCATGGCTTGCTAATACATTAGGCAGCGTAGCTGGTTCTATTTTTGGTTCCGCTGTTCAGAATCATTACAATTCTTCTAACGCCGCACAGGCTAACGCGTGGAACGTTGAAAATTATAAACATCGTTATCAATGGGCCGTAGAAGATATGCGAAAGGCTGGTCTCAATCCTATTCTAGCTGCAACTAATGGTATAGGCGGTTCTATATCTGGAGCTTCGGCCGCTTCTGTAGGCATGAGTGATATAGGTTCTACTATGAACTCCGCTAGAGCCGCTAGTGCCGCTGAAAGGCAGGCGAAGAATGCCGAGCATCTTGCAGTATCTCAAATTGAAAAAAACGTCGCAGAAGCCGATTCTGTGCGTCAGAGCACCCATGGTACAGTTCTTCAGAATGGTATTCTTGCGAATGATTTAAATCTTCGTGAGCAGACTTATGAGAAACGTCTTGGGTACGAGCTTGAAAAGATGAATTTGGAGCTTGAAAACCTTCGTCTTCAGGGTTCTTACCTTAACTCTGGTGTTTTGAACAATATCGCTTCAGCTAACCGTGCTAATTCTGCCGCCGCTTTTGACAATATTCAAACTGAAATGGCAGGTATGGAACGTGATTTTTATAAAAATATCGAAAGTATTACAGGTGCTCCTAGATCTGTCGCTAGCGGTGTTGGTTCCGCGGTCAAAAATGTTATAGGCTTCCTCGGAGGTCGTTATTTAGGAAGGAGATAATTATAATGTCCAACAAGACTACTATGATTCTTACTTTTATTGTTTCTGTTGTTGTGCCGTTTATTCAGGAAGTTGTAGATCTGATTGAAGCTCTGAAAGGTAGAGCTTCTTCTAACACTGTTGTCGCTAAAAAGGTTGCTTCGGACTTTCAATCCGATGTTGCGCAACTTGTTGAGCCAGTTTCTAATAAGAATGATTCTAAAAAAACTGGCCGTTTTTTCGGTTCTTGGAGGGATGCTAAATGAGACGTCGTCGTTTGTCTAGACGAGGCTCTCGCCGTCTCTTTCGGCGTACCTCTAGATCTAGACGTAGAAATTTCAAGAGAGTAGGACGAGGTGGTTTCAGAATTTGACAATCTGACTTAATCCTGATACAATCGGTACAGGTGATTGATATGGTATGTTTTAATCCTATTCTTATGTACCCAGTCGAAGGAGCATTTACCAAAAACGGAAAACAACATTATAGTTATTACGGTAGCCTGGCCTCTCACCCTGAGCTTGCTGGCGATAGCCGTTTCATTCGTTGTTCTTGTAAGCAATGCATCGGTTGTCGTCTCGAAAATAGTAGACAGTGGGCTGTCCGTGCTGTTCACGAAGCCCGTTCTTCGTCTACTGCTTATTTCGTTACTTGCACTTTCGACGATTTTCATTTGCCTGGCGATAAAAGCTTGAGCAAGAAATTTCATCAGACATTCATGAAAAATCTTCGTCGTGAGTATGGCAGTGGTATTCGCTTCATTGGCTGTGGTGAATATGGTGAACTTCATGCTCGTCCCCATTATCATTACATATTGTTTAATATTGATTTTACTGACAAAATTTTTCGGTTCCGTACAGACGGTTATAATACTTATACTTCTCCTCGTTTCGCCAAAGTATGGAAATACGGTATGCATCTTATTGGCGAGTTTAGTTTTGACGCTGCTGCCTATGTCGCTCGCTACATAGTAAAAAAGCAGACTGGCAAAAATGCTGAATCTCATTATAAAGGTCGCATTCCTGAATTCATGGTTGCATCTAATCGCCCTGGTATCGGTGCCCGTTGGCTTGAAGAACATGGCGAAGAATGCTATGCTGTTGATTATGTCGTCATTAACGGTAAGAAGATGCGTCCTCCTCGTTATTATGACATGAAATTTAATGAAACGCATCCTCACTGGATGGAATACGTTCGTAATAACCGCATTGAGAAGATGCTTCATAATCTGGAGAATAATACTTTCGAGCGCTTGATCGATCGTTGTCGTTTCCAGGAAGGTAAGTATAATCATTTTCTTGGCAGAAAACTTGACAAGGTATTATGACTGTGTTATCATTAAGTCGGAAATGAGGTGATGCTTATTAGTGAATTTGAAGCTGTTGAAAATTTTTGTTGTAAGCGTAATATTTCTTTTGATTATTCTTTCCGTGGTAGCAAATATGCCGCTTACCGTCTTAAACCTGATGATTCTAGGGTTGTTCGTATTGATAATGACTATTATGTTATATCAGTTACTCTCTATCTCATGATTCGTAGGTATTTAGTCGCACTTAGAAAAGGAGATGGTTCCGCTGAGACTTTATTCAATTTATGACTCCAAGGCTGAACAGTTCAGTCCTCCGCAGGTTTACCACAACGATATGCTTGCTCTGCGAGCTTTCGAGGGCGTAGTTAACGATGATAATATGTTTATTAAAAAATATCCTGAAGATTTTTCTCTTTATTATGTTGGCAATCTCGGTGACAGCGACGGTCGCTATTACATTGAGAATAGTGACGAGTCCCGCATTCCTGTCATTGTTGGTCGCGCCATAGATTATGTGCAGACTGTTGACAATGATTCTACTAAATGATAACCTAATAAAGAGCGTATCAGAAAAAGGACGGTCTCGAAAGAGATCGCCCTTTTTATGTGCGCTACGCCCGCCGCGTCTAGGCGCTTGCGAAAGGAGGTGAAACTATGAGATTTAAAACGGCTTATGATCCTGTAGAAGAACATGATCATTGTGGCATTGAGTTCACCATGCCCTCTCTGACGGTTCAGGACGAGAAAGATGAGACTGATATCAATTACATTGTCAATAAATACGCAGACGGCCAGAAAGGTATCATGACTCTAGACCTCGGCGATAGTTCGCAATACGCTTATTTGCAGTTCGGAGATGCAACGCTTCCCGGCGACTACAGCACTGCTCTCGAGCTCGTGTCCGGAGTTCGTGAAGAATTCTACAGTCTACCTGCTTACATTCGAGCGAAGTTCGGTCACGATCCTATGAATTTCATCAATCAATTGAATGATCCTGCAACGCTCGAATACCTCCAACAACAAGGTCTGTATGGCAGTAAATATACCTTCGATAAACCACAACAGTCCGTAAGTAGTGAACAAATACAAGAAAAAAGTAACACTTTAGAACAAAATAATGAAGAAGTACAAAAATAGGCGTCACCGAAGCCAGTTACTTACTTGATGTAACTGGCGTAGGTGACGCAATAATAATCTAAAACCTAATAATATTTTTCTTTAGGCTAATTATTAGGTTTACACTTCGAAGAAGGTGAAGATTTGGCTCGAAAAAAAATAAGAGTTCGAGGACATCGCTTCAGCGACGCTCCTGCAATGTACATGAAAAGGACTAAATTCGACCGTTCTCATGTTTATAAGACAACTTTTAATTCAGGTAAGCTCATACCTGTATTCGTTGACGAGGTATTGCCTGGCGATACTGCTCGTATGTCTGTCAATTATTTCGCTCGCTTGGCTACTCCTATTAAGCCTATCATGGATAATATTTATCTGGACTGGTTTTTCTTTTTTGTTCCAAATCGCCTGGTTTGGGAACACTGGCAGAATTTTTGCTTCGAGCAAGAAGACCCTGATGATAATACTGATTATGTCATCCCTACTGTTACTGCTGCCGCTAATACTGATAATAATTACGTAGGCTCTCTATGGGACTATTTCGGCCTTCCCGTGAATACGACTAATAATATATCTGATGTTAGCGCTCTTCCATTCCGCGGTGTTTACCTCATCTGGAACGAATGGTTCCGAGACGAAAATCTTCAGAAATCCGTGAAGATTCAGAAAGGCGACAGCAATGAAATATTAGATTCTTCTCGCGCTTCTGAACAACCTTCCTGGGTGTTCAGTTCAGGTACCACTATAGTATCTGGTTATGCCTGCCCGCCTCGTGGTAAGCGTCATGACTATTTTAC